CACTTGCAAAAGTAGAAAAAACTTTAAACAATGTTTCTCTTGGGTTAGGTATAGCATCATCTGTTGCATCTACAAGTAAAGCATTGTCAGCTTTGAAAGCTGGAGGAAGTGCAAGCAGTGGAGGTAGTCAAGGAGGAAATGTACCAACTGGAGCATCTACACCACCATCATTTAATGTAGTTGGTCAAAGTGATACTAATCAATTAGCACAAGCTATAGGAGGACAATCACAACAACCAGTACAAGCATACGTAGTAGCAAACGATGTAACAACTGCTCAAAGTATGGATAGAAATATAATTGATGATGCAAGTTTAGGAGATTAAAATATAAAATAACACTAAAACAATATTATATAAATATGAAGTTAATTGAACTTATTTTAGATGACGATGAAGCAATAGGAGTAGAAGCTATTTCTGTTGTTGAAAATCCAGCAATTGAATCTGATTTTGTTGCACTTAAAACACAAGAAATAAAACTTGCTGAAATAGACAAAGAGAAACGATTGTTAATGGGTGCTTTACTTATACCAAAGAAACCTATTTACAGAAAATCTGGAGAAGATGAATACTACATTTTCTTTTCTGAAAAGACTGTTGCAAAAGCATCTCAAATGTATTTACAAAATGGTAATCAATCTAATTCAACACTAGAACACAATTCAGAATTACAAGGATTAACACTTGTTGAAAGTTGGATAGTAGAAGATAAACAGAAAGATAAAAGTGCTTTATACAATTTAGATGTACCAGTTGGTACTTGGATGGGTAGTGTTAAAGTAGATAATGATGACGTTTGGAATGACTATGTAAAGACTGGTAAAGTAAAAGGTTTTTCAATAGAGGGTTACTTTGCAGATAAAATGGAAAGACCAAACGAAGAACTAAAAGAACAATTAGCATCATACACAGACTACCCACAAGGAGCAACAAACAATGCTAAAAGAGCATTAGCTTGGGTAGAGAAAAATGGTTGGGGAAGTTGTGGAGAAGCAACTGGAAAGAACAGAGCAAATCAGTTAGCAAAAAGAGAACCAATAAGCAGAGATACAATTGCAAGAATGGCATCATTTAAAAGACATCAACAACATAAAGACGTACCTTATTCAGAAGGGTGTGGTGGTCTTATGTGGGATGCTTGGGGTGGTACTGCTGGTGTTAATTGGGCAATAAGAAAACTTGACGATTTAGAGAAACTAGAAGAACTTAAAAAACTATTATCATAATGAGGGCAGTATATTGTAAATGTAAAAATACTTATTCGATAGATTGCAAGAATAAAGATGATAAAAATTGTAAAACACCTTACTACTGGAAACAAGGCATTGGAAGGATAAGTGCAACAGAAGAAGAAGAATAAACAACTGAAAATACAAAATTAACAAGTAAATTAATTATATAAATATGAGTACAAAGAAAAGAGTTTTTAATAAACTAGCAGAAGAAACAAAAGTTGAGTTGTCTGTACAGAAAGTAGAGTTGAGTTTAATGGATGATGTAGATAAGGCTTTAGATAAAGCAAATTCTAAAAGAAGAAATTTAGAAAAACTTGCTAAAAAAGTATCATCTGATTTTAATGAATTACAATCTGAATATGCAATAGCTCTGCAAATTGCTAAAAAAGGAGAAGCAGCAGCAAAAGAAATAGGTGCAGATGATTTAAGAAAGTTTTTTGGAAATAGAGGAGATGAGGCAAGAGATTATCAAAATGAAGTAGGTAAAGCTGCTAATAAAATATTTTCAGCAGTATCAAGCATATAAGAGCTAAAATACAATAATTAACTAAATATATGAACACAGACAGAACATTATTAAACAAAGCAAGAGTTTTACTTGGATTAGAAGTAAAGCTAGAGCAAATGAAGCTAGATAATGGTGCTATCTTAGAAGCTGAAGTATTTGAGGCTGGTGCAGAAATCTTTGTCGTTGCAGACGAAGAAAGAGTTGCAGTACCAGTTGGAGAGTACGAAGCAGAGGGTAAAACTATTATAGTTTCAGAAGAAGGTATCATTGGAGAAGTGAAAGAAGCAAGTGCTGAAGAAGAAGCACCAGCAGAAACAGAAGCAGAAGAAGTTGAAGAAGAAGAATTATCAACTGAAACTGCATCTCCAAAGAAGATAGTTAAATCAATATCAGAAGAAATGTTCTTCTCAGAGATTGAAAAACTAAGAACTGAGATCAACGAACTAAAATTATCTAAAACAGAAGTTGTTGCAGAGGAAGTAGTTGAGTTATCAGAAGTAAAGGAAGATAAAGTAGAGTTATCTGCTGAAGAAGTTGAAGGAATTACACATACTCCAGAAAACTTATCTGACAAAAAAGAATTAAACCTTTATTCTCAAAAAGGGAATAAGAACACAACAAGAAATAGAATATTTAACAAATTAAACAAATAAAAAATGAGTTTATCAATTACATCAACGTATGCTGGAGAGTTTGCTGGAAAATATGTTTCAGCTGCTTTATTGTCTGGTAATACAATTGCTAACAACTTAATTGAGGTTAAGCCAAACGTAAAATTTAAAGAAGTATTAAAAAGAGTAGATTTATCTGGTGCTATTGCAAATGCATCTTGTGATTTTACAGATGCTGGAACTGTTACTTTAACAGAGAAAATCATTCAACCAAAAGAATTACAAATTAACTCAGAGTTATGTAAAACTCCATTTGTATCAGATTGGGAGGCAGTATCAATGGGTTATTCAGCTCACGATAACTTACCAGCTAACTTTTCTGATTACTTTATCGGGTTAATGTCTGAATCTGTTGCTGAATCAACTGAAAACGATATCTGGAGTGGAAGTGCTGGTGCTGGAACTTTTGATGGTTTTGAAACTTTATTAGCTGCTGATGCTGATTTACCAGCTGCACAAGAAGTTGCTGGAACTACTGTAGATTCTTCAAACGTAGTTGCTCAATTAGGATTAATTGTAGATGCTATTCCAACAAGTGTATATGGTAAAGAAGATTTATACATTTATGTTGCACAAAACATCTTTAGAGCTTACAAAAGAGCTTTAGGAGGTTTCCAAAGTGGAGGTCAAGGAGCAGCTGGTGTTAATGGATTAGGAAACAACCAAGATATAGACATCCAATATTTTGATGGTGTAAAAATCGTAGCTTGTAACGGGCTTTCTGATGATACTGCTATTGCAGCTCAAAAATCTAACTTATTCTTTGGAACTGGACTTTTAGCAGACCACAACGAAGTAAAAGTATTAGATATGGCTGACTTAGATGGATCTAAAAATGTTAGATTCATTATGAGATATACTGCTGGAGTACAATATGCAGTTGTTGAAGATATCGTAACTTACGGAATCACAAACTCTGCTAACTAATATTAGCTTTTAAATAACAATGAGGGTAGGTGGTTAATCTGCTTACCCTTTTTTAATAACCTTAAAAAATATAACACAAATGGCTTGTTTACTTACATCTGGTAGAGCTTTACCTTGTAAAAGTAGTGTTGGTGGCTTAAAAGCAGTTTATTTCGCAGATTATGGTACGTTGGGAGCAACTACAATAGCATCTGGAGAGATTACTGCAATAAGTGGAACACCAGACTTCTTTAAATTTGATATCAAAGGTAATTCTTCACTAGAAACCACAATTAATAGTTCAAGAGAAAACGGAACTACATTTTACACACAAACTTTAAATTTAACTTTACCAGTTTTAGATAAAGCAACACAAGAACAAATAAAATTATTAGCTACTGCAAGACCTCACGTTGCAATAGAAGATTATAATGGTAATTTCTTTATGGTTGGTTTAGAACACGGAGCAGAGGTAAATGGAGGTACAGTTGTATCTGGAGCTGCTATGGGAGATTTAAGTGGATTCACTTTAACTTTAGAAGGTCAAGAAACTGACCCAGCTTTCTTTGTAACATCAACTGTTATTACTGATAACGAAAGTTCAGCACAAATAGACCCTAACGCATAGGTTTTTTTAATTTTTTTCATTTGAAAGGGGTAGTCTTAATTGATTACCCTTTTTTTTTAATACAATAAATAAAAATACAAACTTTTAGTATTATATATATATGAAACATTTGTTACCTACATCTGATGCACAAACAATAAAGATTATACCAAGAGTATATTCAACAAGTGTTACAATAAAACTAAGAGATGATAGCACAAACGATGAAGTGACAATTTTACCATCTGCTATAATAAATAAAAATTATGTTGAGTTGTCAAATGTCTATACATTAAGTGAAGTACCTAGTTTACTATCAACTTTACAAGCAAGAGCAGACTATTACGAGAATGTAACTTGTACAACAGCAACATTAACCACAATGGCAGATAATTTAATTGAAGGTAGGTTTTATGATTTAAAAGTTTATAATGGTCAAGGCTCAATAACAGAAGCAGATATTATTTACAGAGATAAAATATTTTGTACTGCACAATCAACAAGCCAATCTAATAACGAACACTATACAATAAACAAAGATGTGTACAAAGAAAAGAGTGGTAATAACGATTTTATAATACTATGAGTAAACGTATAAATAAATACAGAAAAACAACACCATCAAAAGCATCTAGCTCAAAAGTTAGTTTTGTTAATTTATCATCTTACACATCTCCAGAGATTGTAGAAACAAAGAACAAAGAATGGGTTGAATTTGGTGCTGACAACAATTATTTTCAGTTCTTAATTGACAGAGCAAACGGAAGTGCTACATCAAGTGCTTGTATTACTGGTATATCTCAAATGATATATGGTAAAGGTTTAGATGCAACAGATAGTGCAAAAAGACCAGAGCAATATGCAAGAATGATATCATTATTTAAGAAAGATGATGTAAGACGTTTTGCATACGATTTAAAGCTAACTGGACAATGTGCAATACAAGTAATATACTCAAAAGACAGAAAGTCTATTGCTAAAGTAGAACATTTACCAATTGAGACTTTAAGAGCAGAGAAATGTGGAGCAGAAGATAAAAAAGTACAAGCATATTACTATCATCCAGATTGGGTTAATATAAAGCCATCTGAGAAGCCTTTAAGAATACCAGCCTTTGGTATTTCAAGTACACCACAACCAATTGAGATTTTATATGTTAAGCCTTATGAAGCTGGTATGTATTACTATTCTACTCCAGACTATCAAGGTGGGTTACAATATGCAGAGTTAGAAGAAGAAGTATCTAACTATCATTTAAACAATATAATGAACGGACTTGCTCCATCAATGTTAATTAATTTTAATAATGGAGTACCAGACGAAGAAAAACAAACCTTAGTTGAAAATAAAATAAAAGCTAAGTTTAGTGGAAGCAGTAATGCTGGTAAATTTATACTTGCTTTTAACGATGATAAAGAATCAGCAGCAGATATAAATCCAGTACAATTATCAGATGCACACAACCAATATCAATTTTTATCAGAAGAATCACAAAAGAAGATAATGATATCACACAGAATTGTATCTCCTATGTTATTAGGTATAAAAGATTCAACTGGTTTTGGTAACAATGCAGAAGAATTAGAAACTGCATCTATTTTAATGCACAACACAGTTATAGTGCCTTTTCAAGAACTTTTAACTGATGCATTTGATAAAATACTTGCTTTTAATAATATTGCCTTAAATCTATATTTTAAGACGTTACAACCATTACAATTCTTAGATTTAGATAATGTAAAAGACGAAGAAACAAGAGAAGAAGAAACTGGTGTTAAGATGTCAAAGGTATTTTCTGATTTAGAACAACTAGG